CCAGTCTTGAGCTCCCTCATTCGGAGGTTACTGCCTATTACGTTACAATAAGCGAGGTAGGGTTGCATGAGTGTGGCTACACTTTTCGGCCATCGCCAACGGTTTGAAAAACCGTTCATCAAAAATTCTCCTTCCACACCCTGAGAAGGACTTGATGGCCGAAAAGCGTGACGCATTAAAAAACCGACATCACAACCTCAATTGGAATAAATCCATTACAAGGTTGTGAACCCCATTGGTGAATACCAGCTACACCTCCAAAATCTACAATAATTGGAGCAGCACATGTACCAGCCATGGAGGATGCAGTATGACTACCTTTCATATGTAGCATCACCAGCATAAATTAAATGACGTCTAGGATCATTAGGATCAAAATAAGGTAATAAGCATTTCTTTGTGCCAACAAATTTCTTACAAGGCTTTAAAGATTGCATACCTTCAGGTTTTTCTAAAAGAATAATATCCTTTTCTTTATTAAGCTTCATGATTTTACACATGAATTCTTTGCTGTCAAAATAAACACCAAGATGAGTAGGTATACCAGCTACCTGACCATCACCTCGCTCTATTAAATGATGACAACAAACAAGATAAGGACCAATAGCAACACCATTCATAACATTGACGTGATTATCAACTTTAGATCTAACTAAACAAGTAGATTTTTTAATAACTGACATATCACAGCCAACACTGCCAGCTTGCAAAACTTCTCTATTATTAACTAAAGCAGTTTTATCAGCACGACTGACAGGAATAGTCCAACTTTGTAAAGTAATTTCATAAGTACTATTCTCATCAACAACATATCCATCAATAACTGATGGATGCAAAATTTTTAAGGGTGTTGTCATGAGAGCTTCAGAGGTCAAAACTTGAGAACTTCCTTCCTCAGAGATTGAAACAACTGAATTAGTAACTTCTTTTCCTTTACGTCTACGTTGATCTTTTAGAACATTTCGAAATTTCTTATGATCGACTAAGCTAAAGCAATTATCGTGATTAGATTTACACTTCCAAACTTCACGAGATGCAACATGCGAAACAGTCTTATTTCCAGGAGAATCAACAGCATTCCTTGGAATATCAGAACTTACGTTAATAACATCTCGAGGTTCAGGATCTGAA